ACCGCGCCGCGGCCGAGCTCGAGTACGGAACAGCCAGTGCACCGGCATACCCCTTCATGCGTCCAGCTTACGAAAGCAAGAAGCAGGAGGCCGTCGACGCTATGACCCAAAAGCTGATCGAACTGTTGATGAGGAACGCTGGCCAATGACGATTGAGACGCTGATCTATGAAGTCCTGAAGGATATGGCCGGTGGCCAGGTATTTCCGGATGTCGCACCTGAAAAAACGCAGCCGCCCTTCATCACCTTTCAGGCTGTCGGCGGCGAGCCAATGAACTTCATCAGTGGCGATCGCCCTGGCAAAACTAACACACGCATGCAGGTGAATGTCTGGGCTGTGACGCGCTTGGAAGCATCGGCACTGGGTGAGCAGGTGGAAGACGCGGTGCGCGCCGCGGTCGACCTGCAACCCGAAGTGCTGACCGGTCGTGTCGCGACCTACGACGAAACCACGAAATACCGCGGGACCATGCAGGACTTCAGCCTCTTCCACTGACCGCAATTCGAATTCATACCGAGCCGCCCTGATAGATCCGGGCGGCTTTTTTCATGCCCGGATTCCGGGCTTTTTAACTTGAAAGGCCCATCAAATGGCAGTTTCCGTACCCAATAACAGCAGCTTCTCGGTCGCTACCACCTACGGCGCGCCGATCTCGGTCACCGCCGCAACCAACGCGACGGAGGCGGTGCTGACCACTGCTACCAACACCTTCGCAGTCGGCGACATCGTCGAGTTCACCAGCAGCGGCTGGGTGAAGGCGAACCTGCGCGTGTTCCGCGTGAAAACCGCAACCACGACCAGCGTCACCCTGGAAGGCTTCGACACTACCTCGATCAAGGCTTTCCCGGCGGGCAATGGTGCAGGCTCGCTGCGCAAGGTCCAGAGCTGGACCGTCCTGCCGTACATGAAGGAATTCGCAGTGTCCGGCGGCGACCCGAAATACAACACCGAAGAATACCTGGACGTCGAAGACGAGATCCAGATGTTCAACGGCTTCTCCGCCTCCTCGATCGCGATGAGCATCGCTGACGATCCGGCCCTTCCGCACAACGCCGTGCTCCAGGCTGCGACTGACTCGCAGGCGGTGACCGCCATCCGCGTGGTGCTGCCGTCGGGCGCACCGCTGCTCTATAACGGCGTGCTGGGTTTCAATCCGAGTCCAACGCTGGTCAAGGGCCAGGGCATGGTCGTCAAGTGCGGCGTTGCTCTGCGCAGCCGCGTGAACCGCTACGCGTCGTAACAGTGTTGCCAGCCGGCGCTGAATAGTCGGCGCTGGCTTTTCCGCCGCGGGGTAGCTCCTCGCGGTCTTTTTCTTCCTCCCTTCGAAAGACAAAAATCATGGCAAAAATCTCCCTCAATCCGAACCCGACCTTCAAAGCCAAGGCGCCGATCCATGTGCCGGGCGGCCGCAAGGCGGAGATCGAATGGATTTTCAAATACCGCGACGCTGATGAGTTCAAGGAATTCATGGAAGCGCTGGACGGCCGCAAGGACATCGACATCCTGATGGACATCGCAAGCGGCTGGGACCTGGAAGAGGCCTTCGACCAGAAGAACCTCGAAGTCCTGACCAAGAAATACATCGGCTCGGCCCGCGCGACGCTCGAAACGTACGTGAACGAACTGACCGGCGCACGCGCAAAAAACTAAGGGACGTTGCTGCGGCCCTCTACGAAGCCGAGCCGACCGAGGAGGAACTTGCGGTCGCCGGCCTCACGCGGGAGGACGTGGCAACGTCGGTCGAAATCTGGCCAGACAACGTTCGGGCCTTCAACGTGTTTCAGGGACTGCGCACGCAGTGGCGCATAGGAATGGGCGGCCCAACTGGGCTTGATTACACCGTCGCCTACCACCGCATGCAGCGCATGGACCTGTCGCCGCAAGAGTTCAACCAGCTGGACGAAGACTTGCAGGTAATGGAAGCATCTGCTCTGACGATGATGCACGAGCAGATGGAGGAACAATCCTCCAAGCGTAAGTAAAACCAAGCCACCTACGGGTGGCTTTTTTATTGGGCAAGCGATGAGCGATATCGTCAACACCGCGACAATCAAGGTTGTCACCGACGCATCCGAAGCAACGGCCGGACTGCGCCCTCTCGACGATAGCATCGCGAAGACTGGCAAGAGCCTCGAAAACTTAGAGGCAACCGCCAAGAGGACTGGCAAAACAGTAGAGACCGTGGGCCAGTCCCCCGGGTTAGAGCGAGTTGGCGACGGCGCTGGCACTGCAGCAGTGCGCGTCGACCGGGCCACCAAGAACATGGCCGACTCGATTCAGCGCGCAACGACCGCGATGTCGGCCGGCGCCAAAGGATCTGCCGCGTATTACGAGGCTCTCGCGAATTCGCGCGGGATTAACGTGGGGGCATTGCGTCCGTATCTCGCGCAACTTGAGGAGGCTACTCGCAAGGCTGATCTCGCAGCTGATGCTCAGCGTCGCCTAGATGAGTCGACCAAATTCCTTGATGGTCTGCGTTCTCGCACCGAGGGCATCGGCAAGTCCGCATCGCAACTCGCCGCTCTGCGCGCCGAGCAGCTTGGCGTAAGCGAGGCTGCTGCTGGCATGATCGCGAAATTGCGCGAGCAAGAAGAGGCAGGCGAATCGGTATGGGGCAATCTCGGCGAAATGGCGGGCAGCTTCAAGGAAGTGCTGCTCGGCTTGGCCGCTGGTGCTGCCGCCGCCGGCTTAGCCATTGGCGCACTGGTCAACAATGCGATCAATGACCTGGCAGAGCTCGACGATATGGCCCAGAAGACCGGCTCCAGCGTCGAGAGCCTGTCAAAAATTCAGAAGGTGGCCGCGGTCTTCGGGCCAGACATGGGGGCCGTCAGCGGTGCGCTCGACAAGCTGGCGAAGGGAATGGCTACCGTCGACGACGAGAGCAATAAGACGCAAAAGGCGCTGAGCGCCCTGGGCGTCTCCGCCAAAGATTCGTCGAACAAACTGCGAGATCCATCGGAGGTGCTGGTCGACGCTGCGAAGGCGCTCCAGAACTACAACGACGGCGCTGCGAAGACGGCCATCATCACTGACCTGATCGGCAAGTCCGGAGCGGACCTGCTGCCATTCCTCAATGACCTAGCCGAGAACTACGACAAGGTCGGCAGTGTCTCGTCCGAGGCTGCCAGCGCTGCAGCCGGGTTCCAGGATCAGCTCGGATGGATGAAGCTTCAGTTCAAGGACTTGTTCACCGCAATCGCGGTCGATGCGCTGCCTGCACTCAGCGATCTGGCCGGCGCCTTCCAGGATGTCTACAAAGGACAAGCGGACCTGGCCGAAGGCAAAGGCAAAGAATGGGCTGACGAGATGGCCCTCGGCATTGCTCAAGCAGCTGATGCCGCCGTCATCCTCGGGCGCAGTCTGGCAATCATCTGGAACAGCCTGAAGGCAGTTCTCGCCGATATGAAGGTAGCCACCACCGCGATTGTTAACTTGAATCCAGTTGTGGCTGGTTACAAGGCATTAAATGGTGGATCGGCGCTTGGTGATTTGAAAAAGGCGGTTGACGAGCGAAATAAAGTTGTCACCACTGCCAATGAGCGCCTCGAGGAGCTCCTTAATCGCCCGCTCGGCCAGTTCGAAAACGCATTCTTGGAAAGAATGAAGGCGCGCGGCAAGGAGGCTGAAGCGCCGGCTGGCACCAAGTCGAATCTCAACTATGAGGCTGGCAACGATAAGTCGGAAAAGGCACGCGAAGCGGCCCTTAAAAAAGAGGAGGACGCGTACGCCAGCCTGACAGCCGCCATTGCCGCCAAAACGGAGGAAAACAGGCTTGAGATAGCGGTTAGTCAGCAGGCAACCGAGTCACAAAAGCTGCAGATAAAAATCGATCAGGAGACTGCAACTGGCAAGTTGAAACTGACGGACGACCACAAAAGGGCGATCCAGGCAAAGCTCGATGATCTCGCTGCATCTGAAAAGTTGCTGAAGGCCGATCAGGCTCAGCGTGAGGTAACGAAGTACATCAACGAAAGCACGCAGGCGCGGCAGCAGCAAATCGCAGCACTGGGTGTCGAATATGCGATGTATGGCAAGAGCGCGGATGCGCGCTCCAGTGCCATGGCTGCAGTCGAGGCGCAAACCTGGAAAGAAAAAGAGCTGGCTAAGCTCCGTGAGGACAACAAACCGATCAGCGATCAGATCGTCAAGCAGCTCGATGCCGAGGCAAAGGCGCGTGCCGAGGTCAGCCAGGCAGTTCTGGGGCAGACGAAAGCGCTGCAGTACGCCGCGCAGCTCGAGGACGAAAACAAAAAATTTGGCATTCAGTACATTGCTGACGACAAGCTGCGTGCGGCAGCACAGCTCTCGCTCGATACCGAAACTTGGGAGGAGCGAATCCGCTTGGCGGGCGAGGGCACCGAAGCGCAGAAGATCCTGCAGCAGAACTTCGATACTTGGTACCAAAATCAATCTGTAAAGCCGTATCTCGAAGATCAGAAAAGAACGTGGTCCTCGGTCGAGAACACCGCCCACGAAACTTTTATCAGCATCTTCGACAGCGGCAAGTCGGCGCTCGATCGTCTCCGCGACACGCTCAAGAACGGACTTCTTGACTTGTTCTACCAGATGACGATCAAGAAGTGGGTCATCAACGTTCAGGCTGACGTAACCGGCAGCATCCTGGGCAGTGCCAGCAGTATTGGCGGCCAAGTCGGCGCCGGGTCGGGCAACCCGCTCGGTAGCTTGATGTCTGCCAGCAGTATTGCAAACGCCGGGTCCAAGGCTTGGAGCTCTGTCTCGGGCGGATTTGCAGGGTTGTCGGATGCTGTCGCTGGCGGTGTTCAGTCGGCCATGAGCGCTATGGGCTACACGCCTCTGGCATCTCAAGGCTTGGCTACGGCTGGCGGCCAAGCGCTTACTCCACTTGCGAACGGCGCGGGCGCCGCGGCGGGCTACTTGGGCGGCGCTGCGGTTGGCATCTACGGCGGTCGTGCTCTCTCTGGGGGGTATGCAATCAGTGGCTCTGGTAACGGTCTCGTCAACGTCGGGACAATCGCCGGCGCCATCGTCGGCGGACCGATCGGTGCGGCCATTGGAGGTCTGATTGGCGGTGCGGCAAATCGTCTGTTTGGCCGCAAGGCGCCCGAGATCGAGTCGCAGGGCATTCGCGGTTCGTACAACGGCAATGGCAACCTTACCGGGCAGAATTACCAAAATATCGTCGAGAAGGGCGGTATTTTCCGCAGTACCAAGCGCTATCCAGAGGCGCAGGCTCTGGCTGAAGAGATGCAGTCGCAACTCGGCCAAGCCTTCCTGGCGATCACCGACTCATCGACCACGCTTGCCAAGTCGCTGGGCCTGGGCGCTGACTCGCTGTCCAACTACAGCAAGCTGTTCGACATCAAGCTGACGGGCGATGCTGCGAAGGACCAGCAGGCGATCGAGGCATTCTTTGGGGGCGTGGCCGACGAGGTAGCAAACAAGCTGGTGCCAAGCCTGGCCCAGTTCTCGCAGACTGGTGAGGCCGCGGCGACTACGCTGCAGCGCCTGGCTGGCGAGTTCGACGCGACCACCATCGCCGCACAGAACATCGGCAAGACAGCGGAGCAAGTGTTTGGCTCCATTGGATTGTCATCGGCAGCTTCGCGCGAACGCTTGGTGCAGCTGGCCGGCGGCACGAGCTCGCTCACATCCTTGACCGGTTCGTATGCGCAGAACTACTTGAGTGAGGCCGAGCGCCTGGCTCCGGTTTCGCGGGCACTGGACGAGGCTTTAGGAAAACTCGCGCTTTCGTCGATCCCAAATACCCGCGACGAGTTCAAGAAGCTGGTCGACGGATTCGATCTGACCAGTGAGGCGCAGGCCAAGCAGTTCGTGTCGCTCATGCAGTTGGGTGATGCGTTCGCACTGGTGCATCCGGCGACCGAGGATACGGCTGATGCAGCCAAGAAGGCGGCTGAAGCGCTGGCCGAGGTCAACAAGGGGTACCAACAGCAGATCGACGAGCTGGTCAAAGCCAGCTTGCCGGCCGCAGAGGTGCGCGCGATGGAAATCGCTGGCATGGATGCGTCGACAGTGGCTCTGTACGACCGCTTGAGGGCTTTGCAGAAAGAGGCGTCGGTTGCTGAAGAGCGAAAAGGTCTGCAAGACCAGTTGGACGAACTGACGATGACGTCGGCTCAATTACTGGAGAAGCAGCGCGCCGCGCTCGACGAGAGCAACCGCGCGCTGTTCGATCAGATCCAGTCGATCAAGTCGCTCAAGGATGCCGCTAGCACGTTGCTGGGTGGGGTCGATAACGCGTTCTCGGTTCTGCAAAAAGTCGTCAGCCGCGAAAAGGATCTTCTGCAAAAGCGGATCGATAGCGAGACCGAGGCAGTAAGTCGCCTCAAGTCGCTGACCGACACGATCAGCAGCACGCTGGACGGCACGAATGTCTCAGGTGCTGACGCGATCGGCCGGCAGACAGCTCAGGCCCAGATCAAGGCTGCGCTGGCATCGGTGAAGGGCGGCGCGCAGCTGTCGGACGACCAGATCAAGTCGCTCGGCAAGGCGCTCGGTGCAGTCTCCCAGGATTCGAGCAAGCAGTTCGGCTCGAAGGAAGACTACCTCTTCGATTTCCTGACCACCCGGAATGACATCGCGCAGTTGGGCGACCTGACGGGCGATCAGCTTTCGGCCGAGGAGAAGGCGCTTGAGCAGCTGCAGGACCAGTCCAAGGCGCTCGACGACATGCTGGCCAAGACGCAGGACCAGATCGACATCCTCAAGGGCA